TTGGCGCTGCGGCTTTCCTACGTGCTTATGGCCAAGGCCGGGCGTTGGATGCGAACGAAGTGCGCACCGCGCTGACTAACAAACTGCTTGAGATAGCAGATTGTGGCGAAATTAAGTACGAGCTCAAGGCTATTGAGCTGCTTGGCAAGCATAGCGACGTGGGTCTGTTCACGGACCGCAGTGAGATTAACGTCAACTATAACTCACCAGAAAGTCTCGAGAAGGCCATTACGGAGCGGGTCAAGCGCCTGCTGAACGCAGACGTCATAGATATGAAGCCACTGGGCATGGACCTCGACGAGGAGCTCGGTATCACCGATGCTGATTTCGAAGAAATCTACGACGAACCTGTACAGGAACCTGTACAGGATGAGGAAGAGACGATATCGGAATGACGATATCACTCAAAGATATACCTAAGATACTGCCCAAGCTGTCCGCAGCTGAGCAGGAGGTATTGCTGGCTGAGTTAGACAAGTTAGAGAAGCTCAAGACGCAAGCTCTAGCGCGTAAGCGGTTCCTGAAGTTCGTGGAACAGGTCTGGCCGACATTCATAGGAGGTAGGCACCATGCAAAAATGGCAGATGCCTTCGAACGCGTTGCTCGTGGTGAGTGCAAACGGCTCATTATTAATATGCCACCGCGACACACTAAGTCGGAGTTCGCCTCTTACCTGCTCCCTGCGTGGTTCCTCGGGCTCAACCCTCACAAGAAAATCATCCAGTGCTCGCACACAGGTGAGCTGGCCGTAGGCTTCGGACGTAAAGTCCGTAACTTGGTTGACACAGAAGTATACCATGAGACATTTCCAGACCTAAAGCTTGCTGCAGACTCTAAGGCGGCTGGACGGTGGAATACATCGAAAGGGGGTGATTATTTCGCTATCGGTGTGGGCGGTGCGGTAACCGGTAAAGGTGCTGACGTGCTCATCATTGATGACCCGCACTCGGAGCAGGAAGCTGCGCTGGCGGAAGTCAACCCGGATATCTACGACAAGGCATATGAGTGGTATACATCTGGTCCGCGTCAGCGTCTCCAGCCGGGTGGTGCCATTATTGTTGTGATGACGCGCTGGTCGAAGCGCGACCTGACCGGGCAGATATTAAAAGATGCAGCTGCTAACGACAGCCTTGATGAGTGGGAAGTCATTGAATTTCCAGCCATTTTACCTAGCGGCAACCCGCTGTGGCCTGAGTTCTGGGAGCTAAGCGAGCTTGAGAAAGTTAAGCGCGACGTCCCGAACAGTAAGTGGATGGCGCAGTATCAGCAGAACCCAATAAGCGAAAGCGCCGCCATCGTGAAGCGCGAGTGGTGGCGTGAGTGGGAAAGCGATAACCCACCAAGCTGTGACTTTGTGCTGCAGGTATGGGATACGGCGTTCGAGAAAACCAGCCGTGCCGACTATAGTGCATGCACTACTTGGGGTGTGTTCTACCACCCTGACGACAGTGGTGAGACGCAGGCTAATATTATCCTGCTAAACGCGTTCAGGGACCGCATGGAGTTCCCGGAGCTTAAACGTGTGGCTGTCGAAGAGTATAAAGAGTGGCAACCAGACGGCGTCATCATCGAGAAAAAGGCGTCAGGTGCACCGCTCATCTACGAGATGCGGTCTATGGGCATACCAGTGCAGGACTTCACCCCGACGCGGGGTAACGATAAAATCTCAAGGCTCAACGGCGTTGCAGACATATTTGCGTCTGGTCGTGTGTGGGCACCGGGTACGCGCTGGGCCGAGGAAGTCATTGATGAAGTTGCAGAATTTCCCGCAGGTTCGAACGATGACTATGTCGATACGGTGTCTATGGCACTGCACAGGTTCAGGCGTGGTGGATACGTGACTACGAACCTAGACGAGCCCGATGATATCGTGTACTTTAGGTCAAATCGCAATCAGGGGTATTATTAATGGTCAAGGCACTTTTCCCAATCGGCAAAACTCAATGGTCCAAGTGGAACGACGACCAGCGCACAGCTTTCAACGAAGCACGTGCAGCGGGCGTACCGTATATGGATGCTATTGCGTCAACTAACGCACTGAAAAAGAAGAAGAAAAACGTACTCGACATCATTGAGGACGTAGCGGAAACCGCAGTTCGTGTGGCGGACGTAGCGACAATGGTATCACCAGCGGTATCAATCGCCAAGACAGTGGTTAAAGCCGCTACAAAGAAAGCCAAGTAAATGGATATTGACAAGTCGCTTAATCAAGCCCCGCTAGGTATGTCTCCGATGATGGAGATGGACGAAGGTCCTGACATTGAGATTGAGATTGAAGACCCTGAGAGTGTCGAGATTGACATTGGTGGGCTCGAGATTGAGATTGACCCGAGTGAGGACGAGGGCGACTTTAACGACAACTTGGCCGAAGACTTGGACGAAAGCGTGCTGACAGAGCTTGCTGGCGACCTGCTTGGTGAGTTTGACGAAGATATTGGTAGCCGCAAGGACTGGATACAGACATACGTAGACGGCCTTGAGCTGCTTGGTATGAAGGTCGAAGACCGGACTGAGCCTTGGCCCGGCGCATGCGGTGTGCATCACCCACTGCTGTCTGAGGCTGTAGTTAAGTTCCAAGCCGAGACTATGAGCGAGACATTCCCAGCCCAAGGGCCGGTGCGTACGCAGATTATCGGTAAAGAGACCACAGAGAAGAAGGACGCCGCTGCACGCGTCCAAGAAGACATGAATTACCAGTTGACCGATGTGATGGTCGAGTATCGCCCCGAACATGAGCGCATGCTGTGGGGGTTGGGCCTTGCAGGTAACGCGTTCAAGAAGGTGTATTTCGACCCGTCACTAGGTCGTCAGGTATCTATGTATGTGGCTGCGGAAGACGTAGTTGTGCCTTATGGCGCGTCCAGCTTGGAAGTCGCTGAACGCGTCACCCATGTGATGCGGAAGACCCCGAACGAGCTTAAGAAGCTCCAAGCGTCGGGTTTTTACCGTGATGTAGACCTACCAGACCCTGTCAACTCGATGGATGAGGTAGAGCAGAAGATTTCGGAGCAACTTGGCTTCCGTGCAGAGACCGATGACCGGTACAAACTGCTGGAAATGCACGTCGATATCGTCATTGAGGATGATAAATACCGCGACAAGGAAGAAAATGACCTTGAAATCGCGCTTCCGTACGTCGTTACCATAGATAAAGAGACCGAAACGGTCCTTTCTATTCGCCGGAATTGGAACCCAGATGATAAGAAAAAGCTTAAGCGCAATCACTTCGTACACTACTCGTATGTTCCGGGCTTTGGCTTCTACGCTTTTGGCCTTATTCACCTTATCGGTGCTTTTGCTAAGTCTGGTACCAGCCTTATTCGTCAGCTTGTCGATGCTGGTACTCTATCTAACCTACCGGGCGGCTTCAAAACTAAGGGCTTGCGTGTCAAGGGAGACGACACACCTATAAGTCCTGCGGAATGGCGCGATGTGGACGTAGCGTCGGGTACGATGCGTGATAACATCATGCCGTTGCCGTACAAAGAGCCAAGCCAAGTGCTCTACAGCCTCCTAGGGACCATCGTAGATGAAGGTCGTCGCTTCGCGGGTATGGCGGACATGAAGGTGTCTGACATGTCTGCACAGGCTCCTGTGGGCACCACGCTGGCTATTCTTGAGCGTACGTTGAAGATGATGAGTGCCGTGCAGGCACGTGTCCACTATGCGATGAAGCGCGAGTTTCAGCTTCTTAAGGGCATCATCCGCGACTACACGCCAGATACGTACAGCTTCGAGCCAGAAGAAGGTGGTCGTCGGGCTAAGAAGTCTGACTATGACAACGTCGATGTTATTCCCGTATCTGACCCTAACGCTGCGACAATGGCGCAGAAAATCGTGCAGTATCAGGCTGTCATCCAGTTGGCACAGGGCGCGCCGCAGATTTATGACCTGCCATATTTGCATCGCCAGATGCTTGAGGTGCTGGGTATCAAGAACGCTAACAAGCTCGTACCGCTCAAAGACGGTGACGACATGAAGCCACGTGACCCTGTGTCTGAGAACATGGACGTCATCAACGGTAAGCCAGTCAAGGCGTTCCTCTACCAAGACCACGAAGCGCACATCGCAGTGCATATGGCGGCTATGCAAGACCCCAAGGTTGCGCAGCTTATGGGTCAGAACCCCAACGCGCAGTCGATGCAGGCTGCTATGCAGGCACACATCGCGGAACACCTTGCGTTCGCATATCGCAAACAAATCGAAGAACAGGCTGGTGTACCACTACCACCACCTAACGCTGAGATGGATGAGAACACCGAGCTGGCTATCTCCCGTCTGGCAGCTGCAGCAGGACAACAACTGCTTCAGAAGAACCAAGCCGAAGCTCAACAGCAGCAGAACCAACAGATGCAGCAGGACCCAATCGTCCAAATGCAGATGCAAGAACTGGAGATTAAGAAGGGCGAACTCGAGCTTAAACGTCAGAAACTGCAGATTGATGCAGCTGAAAAGAACGACCGCCTAGAACTCGAGCAGATGCGCATAGAGTCTCAGGAAGAAATAGCTGGCCTAAATGTCGGCGCAAAACTTGCCACTTCCAAACAACAACTGGAAGCTAAGCAGGAAGCGGAAGGACTCCGCATGGGTATCGAAGTATCCCGTGAAGCCTTTCAACGTGAACAACCCGTTCCTAACCAAGCAACGCCTAAGGAGAATGAATGACCCATGAGTTACTGACGTACCTGTCAAAAAAGATACAAGACGAGATTGACGTGCTTAGCGGCGACCTCGCCCGTGGAACTGCAAAGGACCATGGGGACTATAAATATGCCTGCGGGATTATCCGGGGGCTTATGATTACAAACGGTTTCATTGCTGAAGCCGCACAAAATATGGAACAAGACTATGACTGATATTGTTGGGGTCACCACCCCCTCGTTAGTGGGCCTAAATGGCAAACCCATTGTGGCAAAGGACAAAGAACCCGAAGTTCCGGTTGAAGACCGTGCAAAGCAGCTTCCTGACCCGTCTGGATACCGCATTCTGTGTGCACTTCCAGAAGTCGAAGAGAAGACCGCTGGCGGCATTTTCAAGGCCGACTCTACGAAGCAGTATGAAGAACTCACTACACCAGTACTGATGGTGCTGAAACTCGGCCCTGATTGCTACAAGGACGAGAAACGCTTCCCGTCTGGCCCATGGTGCCAAGAAGGTGACTTCATTCTGACCCGCCCAATGGCAGGTAGCCGTGTAAAAATTCACGGTCGTGAGTTCCGCATCATCAATGACGATAGTGTCGAAGGTGTTGTTGAAGACCCCCGGGGCATTTCCCGCGCTTAACGGGCGTAACCCGTACAAAGGAGAATGATATGAGTATGCAGAATGATGACTTCGAGGATTTTTCCTACGAAGTCGAAGACGAAACCCCCGTTTCTGAGGCTGACAAGCCGGAAATTGAAATTGAAGACGATACCCCAGAGGCAGACCGTGGGCGTGAGCCTATGCCGAAGGAACTTGTCGAAGAGCTAGAAGCCGACGAACTCGAAGAGTACTCGGATAAAGTTAAGACCCGTCTGAAGCAGATGAAGAAAGTCTGGCATGACGAGCGTCGTGAAAAAGAACGCGAAATGCGTGAAAAGACAGAGGCTTTGTCTGTTGCGCAGCGTGTTCTTGAAGAAAACCGTAAGCTAAAAAGCACTATAGCTCAGGGCGAACAGTCCTTGCTTGGTAGCTATAAGCAAACTGCGGAATATGAAGCTGCAGCAGCTAAACGTGAGTTCAAAGAAGCGTACGAGTCTGGGGATGCAGACCGTCTAGCAGACGCTCAGGAGAAGCTTGCAGCGGCTAATTACCGCATGCAGCAAATAAATAATTATCGTCCTACTTTACAAGAGGAAGATAACGAGGTAGAAATACCTCAACAGCAGGTGCAAGTTCCGCAGCCTGACCAGAAAACTATGGCGTGGCAAGAGCGCAATACGTGGTATGGTACAGACCCGGAAATGACCGCAGCTGCTCTTGGGCTTCATCAGAGGCTCATAAATGAACGTGGCCCGCAATTTGCAGGTACCGACGAATATTGGGGCGTTGTAGACAAAACTATGCGCCGTCGCTTCTCCGATTACTTCGGAGATGAAATGGATAATGGCGACACCAAGCCAGCTGCACGCGAACAAAAAGCGTCATCGGTCGTTGCTCCAGCCTCACGTACACGGTCCCCCAAAAAGATTGTGTTGAAACAGTCCCAACTGGTAATTGCTCGTAAACTGGGTCTAACCCCTGAGCAGTATGCCCGTGAACTTATGAAGATGGAGAAGTAAAATGACTGATATTATTGACGCCTTAGAAGGTAAAGCGGGTTCGACCCGTGCCCCTCGTGAAACTCGTGTAGAAGCAGAACGTCCAAAAGTATGGCAACCGGCATCGACCCTGCCAGAACCGGACAAGCAAGCTGGGTATGCGTATCGTTGGATACGTGTATCGTCGATGGGTAAGAATGATGCTAGCAACGTCTCGTCCAAACTACGGGAAGGTTGGGAGCCAGTGGCCATCGAGGAGCAACCTCAGTTTCAAATGTTGGTGGACCCAGATAGCCGTTTCAAAAACAACATCGAAGTCGCAGGACTGTTGTTGTGCAAGGCACCAGAAGAACTGATGCGTCAGCGTAAGGAATACTTCGCTAACAAAAACCAGTCTCAAATGGAGTCAGTGGACAATAACTTCATGCGTGAGAACGACGCTCGTATGCCTCTCTTCAGGGAAAAACGGTCTACGACGTCATTTGGCAAAGGCAAATAGCTAAAGGAGCTATAATATGGCATACCCTTCTGTTACCAGCCCTTACGGGCTAATCCCAATCAATCTGATTGGCGGACAGGTTTTTGCTGGTGCTACTCGTCAACTTCCAATCGCAACCAACTCTTCGACTGCCATTTTCTATGGTGACGTCGTTAAGTTGCTCGCAGGCGGTACTGTTGGCAAGGACACTGGTACAGACTCGGCCTCGGCTCGAACGTGAAGCTCGCTAACGGTGCTAACAACGTAGGCTCGACCTCGACCGGTAACTCTAAGGTGGGTGTAGACTCGACCGAAGGTACCACTTCGACGTGGCCAATCCGCGTTGTGGATGTTGTTCCTGAAACCGCTATTGCAGGTAACCCCGGTTCTTACACCGAAGTTATCGTCAAGTGGAACCAAGGCACTCATCAGTACCTCAACCCAACCGGTCTGGCATAAGGAGACTGAATAATGGCAATTTCACGCGCACAACTTCTTAAAGAACTGTTGCCCGGACTGAACGCTTTGTTCGGCCTCGAGTATGCACGTTACGGCGAAGAGCACAAAGAAATCTACGAAACGGAAACTTCCGAACGTTCGTTCGAAGAAGAAACGAAGCTTTCTGGTTTCTCGGCTGCTCCAGTCAAGAACGAAGGTTCGGCCATCGCGTACGACAACGCGCAGGAAGTCTTCACTGCTCGCTACAACCACGAAACGATTGCCCTCGGGTTCTCGCTCACGGAAGAAGCGATTGAAGATAACTTGTACGACTCGCTGTCGTCGCGTTACACGAAGGCACTGGCTCGCGCCATGGCCTACACCAAGCAAACTAAGGCTGCTGCAGTCTTGAACAACGGCTTCGACACCGACTACACTGGCGGTGACGGTCAACCATTGTTCTCGGCTTCGCACCCATTGGTTTCTGGTGGCACGAACTCGAACATCCCAAGCACTCCTGCTGATTTGAACGAAACGTCGCTTGAAGCGGCTGTAATTCAGATTGCAGCGTGGACGGATGAACGTGGCCTGCTCATCGCGGCTAAACCGCGTAAGCTCATCGTACCGCCAAGCCTGATGTTTGTTGCTACTCGCTTGCTCGAAACCGAACTTCGCGTTTCGACTGCAGACAACGACATCAACGCAATCAAGTCGAACGGCTCTATCCCAGAAGGTTACGCCGTAAACCACTTCTTGACCGACACTGACGCGTGGTTCTTGACCACCGACGTGCCAAACGGTCTGAAGCACTTTGTTCGTACGCCAATGGCGACGGGCATGGACGGTGACTTCGACACCGGTAACGTACGTTACAAGGCTCGTGAGCGTTATTCGTTCGGCTGGTCAGACCCTCTGGGTATGTACGGCAGCGAAGGCGCAGCCTAATAGTTTCCCCGAGAGCGTAGCTCAAGGGAACGGGGGGAAGGGAGGAGAGAAATCTCTTCCCTTCTTTTTTATTTGTGCTATATCTACGCTACTAGGGAACAATATTCGTACCGACCGGCCCAGCGGACTTAGTAGAGACGGTACGTACGAGTGCTACTACACAGGAGAAAGTCATGGCTAATACTACATTTAACGGTCCAGTTCGTTCTGAGAACGGCTTCCAAACAATTTCAATCAACGCCACAACCGGCGCTGTAACCGTAACCGGTACATTCGGCGCAGCCACTTCGGTAACTACGCTTACCGCAACCGGCAACATCACTGCTGACAGCGCCACTGCACCTGCTGCAGGCGGTATGGCTGCATTCCTCGCAAGCTCGACTGCTGGTCTCGGTGTGTATGTTGGTTCGGGTGTACCGACCATTGCAGCTGCTCAAGGTTCGCTATACCTGCGTACTGAC